TATTCGTTGATGGCGATAAGCAAGGCCAAAGTGGTATGCCATTAGCAAAAGAAATCGGTTTGCGAACATTAAAGAGTATTGTTGAGAGTGCAAGAGGTATTGTACCATCTGATATGACTCCACAAGCACAGCAGAACCGAAATATTTCTGGTATGGCAGACTTGAATACATTAGAAATTTGTGCAAAAATTGGTGTAAAGAAAGGCACTAATGGGTACGCCGATAGCAATCAGCTTATGGCGGCACTTACGCCTGATAATAAGGAATTTTTCACTCAAGGAGTGGCACAGCAGGGTTCAGCGCCTGTTGCCAACACAGCACCACAAGCGGCAAGTCCGCAACCTACTGGTGCAGTACCTTCTTGGGCGCAAAGTTAATCTAGTGGCAGGGCCTATCTGCGCCCGCTAGAACACGGACAGGGGGGCCGTGCGCCACAATCCCCCCAACTATTCTAGCAAATAGGTTTTATTATGATATTACGTCCTTACCAAGAGGTAGCCGTTTCTGACGCGTGTAACGCATTAGATAAGCACGGCAATACCTTAATCGTTGCTCCTACAGGTGCAGGAAAAACAATCATGCTTTCTGCTTTGGTTGGTGAGAGACACAAAAAAGGCAGAAGAGTTTTAGTAATACAGCATCGTGACGAACTCGTTTCGCAAAACAAGGCGAAATTTGAGAAGGTCAATCCGTATATTACAACAAGCATTGTTAATGGCACAGTTAAACATTGGGATGGCGAAGCCGTGTTCTCAATGGTTCAAACAATGTCTAGGGACAGAAACCTTAGAGATCGCCCAATGTTTGATATGGTTGTGGTTGATGAAGGGCATCATGCAGCCGCACCAACTTACATGAAAGTTATTAACGCTGTTCTTGAGGATAACGACAGAGCAGAGATCGTGGGCTTTACAGCAACACCTAACAGGGGTGATGGCAAAGGTTTGCGGTCTGTATTTAATAACTGCGCACATCAGATTGAATTAGCGACATTAATCCGTGAAGGATTTTTAGTTCGTCCTAAATCATTCGTGATTGATCTTGGCGTTGGTGAACAACTTGATAACGTCACTAAGCGCGGCAAAGAATACGACATGGAAGAGGTTGCGGCTATCATGGATCGACAGGTCATTAATGATAGAATTGTATCTGAGTGGACAGAAAAAGCATCTGGAAGAAAAACTGTTGTGTTCTGCTCTACAGTCTCACATGCCGAACACGTTTGCGACTCTTTTATAAGCTCTGGTGTTAAAGCAAACTTTGTTACTGGAGAGACAGACAAAGACGAACGCGCAAAGATGCTACATGATTTAGAGTTTGGCGACTTACAAGTAATCGTAAACGTTGCTGTTCTGACAGAAGGTTTTGATGCTCCACCAGTATCTTGTATTGTCTTAACCAGACCATGCTCACAAAAAGGCACAATGGTTCAGATGATAGGCAGGGGTCTTAGGATACTTGATCCAGAGCTATATCCAAATGTTGTTAAAACAGACTGTATTGTTATGGATTTTGGCACATCTATCATTACGCATGGTGGGCTAGATGAAACAGCTAACTTAGATGGCGCGCATAAGACTGAGGGTGGTGAAGCACCTACAAAGATATGTCCTGATTGTGAAAGTGAAGTATCTGCGAATACGCGTATATGCCCTATCTGTGAGCATGAGTTCCAGAAGAAAGTCAAAGAAGCATTAGATAGCTTCGTTATGACTGAGTATGACCTGATGAAGTTGTCTCCGTTCATGTGGATTGATCCATTTGGTAACGGAAACGCTATGATGGCTATGGGCTTCAGTGGGTTTACTTTGGTGGGTAATATCGGAGAATACTGGATAGCTATCGTGAAGGCTCAAAATGGGCGTCCTAGAGTGGTTTCTATCGGTGAGAAAGTACAAGCGATGGCGGCAGGTGATGATTTTCTCCGTGAGATCGAAGACAGCAACGCGGCTAACAAAACTAAGCGTTGGTTAAACCAAGCGGCTACTGACAAGCAAAAGGACCATTTACGCAGAAATGGCGTACAAATCAGTGCGATTGATTTCTCTTGGACTAAGTACAAGGCAGGATGTTGCTTAGGGTACTATTGGAATAAAGAAAAGATTGATAAGATAATTTCAGAACAAGTTAAAAAATTGACAGGGATTGAATAGATGCCGAGATTTGAAATGTATCTTATGCTTGCTGAAAAAGATGAAGATCAGGTTGAAACTTGTGAATACGAGATGATTTGTTGGGTCAAAGATTCAACTGACATGACGGAAATAGAAGCTTCAGCAAATAAAATTATTAAGTCACAAATAGAAGATGCTGAAAGCCTCGTTTTATTTGGAACGGCAAGCATACGAGTTAAAGGTAAAGAAGTTATAAATATTGGTTTTAGAAACGGCGAAATAAATCCTGATGATATTGATGATGTCATAGATTTGTTCGGCTCAAATGAGGAGACAATACATTGACAGCAGCAAGTAACGCACCAACAGCACTATCGCCTATGAAAGAGTTGGCGTTCGTACTGAACAAGTTTGGTTGGGACAAGAGGTTTTGTGATCTCACAGAAGAAGACGTTCAAACAATAATATTTGCAATACAGGAATCAACACCGCTAACTAAGGAGATAAACATTGGGAAACTCGAAGAAATCTACTATAAGTCAACAGGCACTTGGCCTTCTACTTCAATCCCATTCTAATGAAAATCCTGTAGCAGATAGCATTACTAAGGTCGTAGATGATGCGATTGTTGCGAATGAGGAAAAAAGGGAGAGACGCAAGTATATTGGTGCGTCAAGCATTGGTGATGAATGTCAACGCAAGATACAATATCGTTATTTAAACTACACGATTGATGCAGACAAAGCATTTACTGCAAGAACTTTGCGTATCTTTCAGTTCGGTCATGAGATTGAAGAGTATGCGTCCAAGTGGTTAAAAGATGCAGGATTTGATTTGCGCACAGAACATAAAGATGGCAAGCAATTTGGGTTTTCTATAGCGGATGGAGAGATTCGCGGACATATAGATGGCGTGATATGTGATGGTCCTGTTGAAATGGGTTATCCTGCTCTATGGGAATGTAAGTCTGCGAATGACAATAAATTTAAAGCGTTTGTTCGTCATGGCGTTACTAAAGCAAACCCAGTGTATGCTACTCAACTTGCATTATATCAAACGTATATGGAGCTTTATGATCATCCTGCGTTGTTTACTGTAATCAATAAAAACACGTCTGAAATATATTATGAGCTTGTTCCTTACAATAAGAAGTTGGCTCAAGAGGCAAGTGACAAGGCAGTGAATATCTTGACTGCGGCGAAAGCAGGTGACATTCTACCTCGTATTGCTCACAGCAAAGATTTCTTTCTTTGTAAGTTTTGTGAGTTTAGGCAGACTTGTTGGGAGGCAAATCAATGAATATACTGAGCGTTGGCAAGTCGCCCAAAGATGTAGCAGAGCGTATTTCAAGAGAAGTGCCTCGTAGCGTACAGCTACAAACACTGATAGATACATACCCAGAAGGCGTTCAAAGGGGCAAAGAATTCTACATTGGATCGCTTCGTGGTGAGGCAGGAAAGTCTATGGTTATTAACATAGATATGCAAAGTCCTTGGTTCTTAAACGGGAAAGATTTCGAATCAGGTGAAGGTGTCGGGGGTATATGTAAGATATTTAAAGAAGGTCGGGGCTATTCACTAGCTGAATGCGTTGAATACTTTAAAGAATACATAAGTCCAGACTACGTTGCACCACCAGAAAACATTGTTAAGCCGAACAATCCGTCAAACTTTGCAGTTACAACTGCGCAGCAGGGATTTTCACAGCCACAAAAGGGCGTAGCAATAAATTCTAGCACACCTTTTGAAACAGAATACAACTATACGGACGAAAATGGTGTCGTTATTGTGTCGGTTCGTAAATATTTTGAGAAAGATGCTACAGGTGAACTGATACTTGACGCGTCTGGTAAGCCTAAAAAGCAATTTCGGCAGTATATGGAAGGTCGTCAAGGTATCCCAGAGCCTAGACCTCTATACAATATCCCGAACATTTTGGATTCAGACAAGATTATTTGGGTTGAAGGCGAAAAATGCGCTGATGCTTTAATATCTCTTGGTTATGTAGCAACTTGCACAATTGGCGGTGCTGGTATGTTGTCAGAAAACACAGCATATAAGTTTGATTTTTCGCCGCTTAAAGGCAAAGAGCTAATACTTTGGCCTGATAATGATATTGCAGGCAAGAAGCTTGCTTCTATTGTTGAAGCTCAAGCTAAAGAAGCCGGCGTTAAGTCTACTATGGTTCTTAAAATACCATCTACTAAATCTGATAAGTGGGATGCGGCTGATGCCGTGGAAGAAGATTTTAACATTGAAAAGATGCTGAAGAAAAGTGAAAGAAGCGTAAAGAAACCAATTAACTTACTTGATGAAAGTCTGTTAGTTGATCAATACTTTGTCGGTTCAGTGCCTGAGCAAAAGTTTTTAATCGGTGACACTATACCTCTTGGGGTTCCGTGCGTATTTGCGGCGGCAGGAGATAGTGGTAAAGGTATGATGACACTTGATCTGGCTATGAAGGTTGCTTCTGGCACATCTATGCAATCTGCTTTTGGTGGCCTCGTGGCAGAACATGGCGATGTTATATTAATTACAGCAGAAGACGATAAAGACGAAATGCACAGACGTATCTCGCGCCTTGACCCCAAAAGGTCTAGGGAATCGTACAGCCATAAACTGCGCGTCTTACCATTGCCAAACCTTGGTGGTGTGTTTCCAATCATGCAGAAGTTAGACAATACATATTTGATGGGCGAAGAGTTTTCTCGCATTTATGATCAGATGTTAGAGATGGAAACATTAAAGCTAATCGTAATTGACCCTATGGCCTCGTTTGTTCACGCAGATGTCAACGCTGATCCGGCGGCAGGAGCTGCATTCATGAGTTTACTTGCACAGATGGCTACTGAAACTGGTGCTACTGTTATGGTTAATCACCATATGGCAAAGATCAAAGACAATGATCCAGTTACAACACCAGAACAAGCGCGTAATCTTATTCGGGGTACATCTGCTATTGTTGATGGCGTTCGGTCTGCATTTGCGGTCTGGTCTGTCGATGAAGGTACAGGAAAACAACGCTGTCGTGATCTTAATGTAGAATATACGCGTAATGGTGTGTTTGATGGAGCTGTAGTTAAGTCAAATGGTCCTGCAAATAGAGATATTAGACATTTTATCCGTAATCCTGACACTGGACTACTCGAAGATAGGTCACAAGATATAAGGTCTATAACGATGTCACAATCTGTTCGGGATAGAATTAAATACGTTGTTGAGTTTATTCAGATGCGTGAAGCTGATGGTCGTGCAGTAACGCATGGTGGAACGAATACTGGTATATATCATTCTATTCGTGAGTCGGAAGCTATTGAGCCTTGTGTAGTTTATTTGAAAAATGCAGGCCGTGAAACAACTATCAAGAAATCTGTTACTGATGCTCTTGAGATGGGAATGATACGAAAGTATGCCCTATCAACAGGTGGTGATGAGAGGTGGCTTGGCGTTATGGATGGATCACTCGCTAGAGGTGAGTATGAACGTCAAACGGGTCGAGATAATATCTAGTAAAGGAGAGAAAGATGAACCAAGAAAAAATTAATAAATACCAAGATGTATATAGGCAGCTATGGGAAATTCAAATGAAGAAAGATCGCAAAGCAAACCCAAAGCTTGACTCAATATCACCTAACTACAAGAAAAAAAGAGCCTCATTTAATATTGTTAAAGATGTAACTGAGGAGAAAGTACCAAAAGCTCTTACAAAACAAGCTTCTACAATCAACATGCTGTTGCTTCGGGGCTTCGGGATTAAAGAAATATCAGCAGTTATACATACTTCTGAGAAAGCAATCGTTGCAATTAAAGATAAATACGAGCTGCCAAGAAAAAATTAATAGAATTGCTGCGCTGGCTGCTGTCCATAACCTGAGAAATTGTTCGAGTTACCATATTGCTGCGGCTGATACGGGTTTGACATCGGGGCAAAACTACTTTGACCACCATAACCTTGACTCATTCCGTAGCCGCCATATTGTTGTGGCTGGGGATAAGGCTGTTGATAAGGACTTTGCTGGTATCCGCCACCTTGCATTCCGTATTGCTGGTAAGGTGATTGCATTGGCTGCTGTCCGTAACCCGAATAATTCATAGGTTGCTGCATTCCATAATTCTGCTGCATACCGCCATATCCGCCATAATTTTGCTGCGGTCTTCCATATCCACCTTGCATTCCTCCATAACCAAAGTTCTGCTGCGGGCGCTGCATACCACCATAACCCGAATAATTCATCATTGGCTGCGGGCGCTGCATCATCTGAGGGAATCTAGGTCTTTGGAATCCACCCATAATACCTTGAGGTCTTTGCGGAGGTCTTTGAGGAAATCCACCAAACATTCCCATGCCTGTAGGTCTTTGACCACCAATACCCATACCCATGTTTGG